TTCGCGGATTTGCTCGCGCTCTAGTTGAGCGAATACCGCTAGGATACCGATCATAGCTCGACCGAATGGAGTAGAGGTATCAAAATTTTCACTCATAGATACAAAGTCCACATTATAAGCGAGGAAGTCGTCCTCGATTAAGGTTAATGTATCTTTTTGAGATCGCGATAAACGATCGAGCTTATATACGACTACCTTATCGACTTTACCGGCTTTTACATCGTCTAACATAGTTTGTAGACCTGGACGGTTAGTACTACCGCCGGAGTATCCAGGATCGATGTAAATCTTATATATTTCCCAACCCATAGCCTCGGCGTATTTTTTAAGTCGCTCCTCTTGCTCTCCGATAGAGTATCCCTCGACTTGCTCCTTAGATGATACACGAATATATAACGCAACTCTTAATGTATTTCGAGCTTGTATGTCTTTTTTAATTTTATCCAATTTTTACAACTCCCTATTTTTTGTCCCGGGAGGTATGTTATAATTTAAGAGTCATCTTAATATAGACCTCCGGGTTTATATGACAATCCGTTTCGATTCCCGTCGAGGCGGATTTTTTTATCTCCATAACAAAATAACAAAAAAAATCGTAACTCCTATATATATTTATTTTTATATTATTATATATAATATTATTATATATTTTCTTAAGAGTAGAGAAAAAAATATATATTATGTTATATAACAGTAAAAAACTCAGTATTTACAAGGGTTTGAGCCATAACAAAAACCATAACAAAATGATAACAAAATCGATTTTCGAGATCAGTTTTTGTTATATTCTCCGAAAACGCCGAGAGTAAAAATTTATTGGTTTTTGTAAAAAGGTCGTTTTTGTTATGTTTTTGTTATACATTTCGTTATTTCTTTTTGGCTATATCCTCGCCTATCTCGATCGCTTTAATGATAGTTGATAACGATTCTTTATCGATTGGTTTACCGTTAAGAGTAAAACGTTTATATAACTCTAAATGAGATTTAGTATCTCGTAAAAAATCGGATACCTCGATATCGATGTTTTCGTTTACTAAATGATAATCTACCTTAGTCGGTACGATAGGAGTAATTCGTCCCTCCGCTAATTCGTCTACGCTAATACCGAGCGTCTTACATATCTTTTTAATGTTGGTAAGATTCGAGTTATTAACACCTCTCTTTAATATACTATCTAACGTTGAGTTACTAACCTCGGCGATCTGAGCAAATTCGCGTATACTATTGTAACGCGTCAAAATGTATTCTTTTAATTTCTCCTCTGTAGTCATTATTTACACCTCCTTATGTCAACTATTATACGACAGTGTTTTTGAAAATTCAACAACAATTTACGAAAAATCGAAAATATTTTTAGAAAATTTGAAGAAAAGTTATAGTGATATATCGAAATTGTATTGCATATATTGTAATAGAATTTTCATTTTTTACACATCTTTTTTTAAAAATAAGAACATACACTCGATATAACGAAAATGAATTTAAAAATTTTTTAAAAAAGTTATTGACGTTTACGAAAAATCGGATATAATGAGGTTTGTGATTTACGAAAATTCGTTAACCGATTATGTGAACAATCACACAATAAAAGAAAGGAGGCGGATCTATGTATCCGAATGTTAAGGCTGAGATTACTCGCGCCGGGTTAACGTTGGAACCTATCGCGACGGAGCTAGGTATTACGGTACCTACTCTATCCCAAAAGCTAAACGGTAAATATCCGGTCACTCTAGGCGAGGCTAAGAAGATTAAGGATATCATCGTTAAGGCTAAAAAGAATAAAGGTATTACAATTAATATCGATATGCCTATCGAGGTATTGTTTGAGGAGGTAAGGTAATGGTTTATCACGCATTAAAAGACGGATCCGTTACCAAAGATATAACCGGTCATGTCGTAAAGGTTGACGACGCCAAGCCGTTATATAATCTCATGAAAACAATGCAGAGTAATAAGAAAAATAGAAAGCGTAAAAACGCTAGTTAGGAGGTTAAGAACGTGTTCATAGTAGGAGATAAGGTTAAATTAAAACAATTTGAGGGGAATCCTTACGGCGTAGTTAAAGAAGTATTTAACATCGATCCTCACAATACAACTTTAATTGTACAGTTGGAAAACAAGGACATAATTAAATGTCACGCTCACGAGGTAGAGATTATCCGAGAAGAACCTAAAACGGATACGATCACTCTTACGAGAGAGGAGTTTAAAAAAGAGGTAACAGAGGTTATTAACTCAATATCGGAAAATAGTCTCGATTTGTTTACGGTAACGGCGCTAACGTTATCTGCTACGTTAATAACGGGAAAACTTGAAAAGAGACTTTTCGGAGAGGACGTATGATTAAGCTATATCGACACCAGGAAATAGCGCTCTCTTATATGAGAGCTAATAATTATTTCGCTCTCTTTATGGAGCAAGGTACCGGGAAAACTATCCCGTCGTTATTTAGAATCCTGGATCTAGCGAAATCCGGAAAGATTGAGACAGCTCTAATAATAGCTCCTAAGTCGGCTCTCGGAGCCTGGGAGAGAGATATCGAGTTATTTAATGAAATGGATCAAGAGATACTCAGATCCGTAATTACTCTCATTAACTACGATAAGGTTTGGAGAGGCGAGGATAAATCTCCATATAATAAAAAATGGGGTTGTATCGTTTTGGACGAGGCTCACTCGATCAAAAATCGGACGAGTCAGAGATCTAAATTTATACTTAAGATTGCTAGTTTAGCAGACTACCGATACATATTAACCGGTACTCCAATCGGTAACGGACAGTTAGAAAACATTTGGTCTTTATATTGTTTCTTGGACGCGTACATAGAGCGAGGTCGAGTATATTCGAGGATTTTTAAATCTTATATGGAGGAGAACGCCTCCGGAGAATATAGAGGATCATACCAGGAGTTTCAAGACCGATACTGTATTTTAAATATGTACCATAAACCGACGAGCTATATTAATGTTAAAGAACTACAATCAATCATAAACGAGAATAGCTACAGAGTCAAAAAAATTGATTGCTTGGATCTACCGGAAAAACTACCGGACGAGCTAATTTATGTAGAATGTAAGGAAAAATCGTTATACAAAAGATTATGTAACGATAGCGCCTTACTAGAATACGAGATATTAGCCGAGAATCCGCTCTCGAGAATGATTAAGCTAAGACAGTTATGTAGCGGTCATATTAAGACCGAGGACGCTCTTATCGAGGTCAAAAACGAAAAGCTCGAGATCCTTAAGGAATTGATCGAGGGATACGAGGACGATAAAAAGCTCGTGATATTTGCGGAGTTTAAATACTCGATAGGTAAGATCGCGGAGCTACTAAAAAAACTAAAGATAAAACATATCGTCTTAGACGGAGATCAAAAGGATAAAACGATTTGGAGACAATTCCAGGCGGATAAAAGCATAAAAATAATAGTTTGTCAATATCAGACCGCGAGCGCCGGTATAGACCTATTTGCGAGCGATACTATTATCTATTATGAGCCGACGTTAAGATCCAATATTTTAGAGCAGAGTCGAGACCGTATACATCGTACCGGACAGACTCAAAAGTGTAGTTATTTACATTTGATTACTAAGGGTACTATCGAGGTCGATATCTACAGAGCGTTAGCCGGATATTCAGATTTTAGCGAGACATTATTTACACAATATATAAACGAATATCGTAGGAGCTACTCGAAATAATTTTTTTTAATCGAGTTTCCGAAAATTCGTATATTTAGGGAGGGATAAATACGAAAAATAGGAAAGAAAGAGTTAACAGTGTATTACTAACAATCATTATAACGGCGTTAATCTGTTTAGGCGCCTATCGTAGCGAGCGCGAGGATCCTCAGCCTATCGAGGTTATACCGTTTGAGTCTATATCGTGTGTAGCCGAGTCGGTACCTATTGAGGTCGAGACGATCGCTATCGTCCAGGAGGAGCCGGAGGTAATCAGCGAGCCGATTATCGAGAGTATAGCGTTAGGCGAGTATAGAGTTACGGCTTATTGTGCTTGTGAAATTTGTTGCCCAGGTACGAGCGACGGTCTTACTTATACCGAGACAATAGCGACCGAGGGACGTACTATCGCGGTAGATCCGGAGGTCATTCCGTTAGGATCAATCGTAGAGGTAAACGGTAACGAGTATATCGCCGAGGATATCGGAGGAGCGATTAAAGGTAATCGCTTGGATATATTCTTTAACAGTCACGAGGACGCTCTCGAGTGGGGCGTACAGTATCACGATGTTTATTTGATTGAGTAAATTTTTTTAACCGAGTTTACGAAAATTCGGATACAAAGGAGGCTATAGTATGGGCGTTTTGTATGAGACGTACCTAGCGTCTCGAAAAAAGTATTGTACTAAATGCGGTTGTATTTTGGATCAGAAGTACGAGGGCGATATATGCGATTGTTGCTTAGACGACTTATACGAGAGTGATCCAGGCGAGGAGGTAGTTAGTGAATATTAAAACATCAGATATTAAAAAAATGATGATCGATAACTCCGGATTATCTCAAAGAGATTTAGCGAAAAAAATAGGAGTTACCGAGTCGTCTATTAGTAGATATGTAAAAGGCGATAGAGAGCCTAAATTTGAAATAATCGTAAAAATAGCGAGCGCGTGTAAATGTAAGTTATATATAGAGCGTTTGGATACTAGGCGTAATTGTCTTTATTGTAATGACGAATACGGAGAGAGGCTTAATTCATGAAAATATATATCTATGATATAGAGGTATTCTCGGACGATTGGATCGTAGTATTTCGTAATCCGGAGAGCGATCATCATATCGTAATACATAACGATAATCATCATTTACGAGAGTTTTTAAATCAGCCGGATATTATGATCGGAGGATTTAATAATAAACACTATGACGATTGGATCATCTTAACGATGATACTCGGCGGATCTAATGTAGAGGTCAAAAAACATAACGACCACATTATCGGAGGCGGTAACGCCTGGGAGTATCCGTTTATCCAATTCAAAAAGAGACCGTTTAAGTCGTTCGACCTAAAGGACGATATCGCGGATCCGGGTATCAGCTTAAAAGCGATAGAGGGTAATTTAAAGCTCCCGATTGTAGAGAGTAGTGTTTCATTCGACATTGATAGAAAACTCTCTCCTAGCGAGCTAGACGAGGTTATACGGTATTGTAAGTACGACGTAGACTCGACCGTTAGGTTATACCAGGAGCGAAAAGAGGATTATATAGACGCTAAGGCGCTTATATCTGATATGTACGGTCTACCTAAAGAGGAGGGAATCGGACTTACTAACGCTAAGTTATGCGCTAGGATCCTGGGAGCTACTCCTAAGAAATTCGACGACGAGAGGGATTACGTTATCCCGGATAATATCGATACCGAGCTTATACCTAAGATCGTCCTAGATTTCTTTTTACAGATACGAGATAAGTCAATCCCGGACGCTAAGTTATTCGGAGCCGGTAAAGGCTCTAAGGGTATGACTCTTAAGTTGTGGATTAAGACGGCGGTAGGATCGTGTCCCGTTACTTACGCGTGGGGCGGAGTGCATGGAGCTAAACCTTGCGTAACGATTGAGGAGACGGAGGATCGAGTAATCATTAACCAGGACGTAGCGAGTCTATATCCTAACTCAATGCTTAACTTTGGTTATTGCTCTCGAGCTATGGAGGATCCGGAGGCGTATCGTAAGTTAGTCGAGAAAAGATTAGGCTATAAACACTCCGGCGATAAGCTGAGGAGTAACGCTCTTAAGCTACCAATTAACACGACCTACGGCGCTATGTTAAATCAGCATAACGACCTAGCAGATCGTAAAGCCGGTCGTAGCGTGTGTATCTCTAATCAATTAGCTATGACGATGTTAATCGTCCAATTAGCTAGAGAGTGTAAGACAATCGATTTCGTTAATATCAATACCGACGGTATCATGTTTACGATTGATCGTAAAGAGATCGATCTCTCGGAGAAAATCGTTAAGGATTGGAGTAAAAAAGTCCTTTTTGAAATGGAGAGAGACGATTTTGTAAAAGTGATCCAAAAGGACGTTAATAACTACATAGGAATTACTCCGGACGGTAAGTTTAAGACTAAGGGAGGCTATGTATCACTCTATAACGGCGGTAATTTTAAGACTAATAGTTTATCTATTATTCATAAAGCCGTAGTCGATTACTTGGTATCCGGAATAGCTCCGGAGAAAACTATTAACGAGTGTACCGATATTTTCGCTTTTCAACAGATTGTAAAGACCGGAGGTACCTACGAGGGATCCTATCACTATATTAACGGCGAGAGGGTACCGATCCAAAAGGTTAACAGAGTTTACGCCGTAAAGGATCATAATTACGGTCAGATCGTCAAGGGTAAATGGATTACCGAGAAACGTAAAAAAGATAAAGCTACCGGAAAAATGATAAGCGAGCCGGTCGATCCTCCGGTATGGAGTGAGACGATAATAAGCGAGTGTCCGGAGTACTGTTATACAGATAATGAGAACGTCCTAAGCGTGGACGATCTCGACAAGGATTACTATATCGATATGGCTAAAAAGCGTATTGATAAGTATATAAATATCGATCGTAAGGTCGAAAACGAACTAAATAAAATTAAGGAGGTCATAGAAATTATGGCAGAAAAGAAAGAGACGCCTATCGTCCAGGACGAGGCAACAAAAACAATCAGATCTTTAAATGTGTATCAAAAGTTAGCAGTAGCGAGAGGTAAGTTTCTCGAGGCTCCGGTAAACAAGAGCGGTATAAATCGTTACGCCGAGTTTAAGTATTTCGAGTTAGAGGATATTGTACCGGTTGCTATGAAAATCTTTACTGATCTCGGATTATTGATTATTGAATCGGTAACATTCGAGAAAGTATCCGCTACGATCGTAAATACTGATAAACCGGAGGAGACAATCGTTTTCGAGGCTCCGGCTAAGGATCCTCGTATCGAGGACGGTACTAAAATGAGCGCTATCCAGGGATTAGGAGCTTATATCACTTATCAGAGACGTTACTTGTATATGTTAGTTTTGGATATCGTAGAGGCGGATCCGGTGGACGCTACTAGCGGTAAAGACGAGGCTCCGGCTAAGAGTGAGGCTCCTAAGAAGTCTAACAAGCCGGCTACTCCGGAAAAACGCGAGGAGGCTAAAAAGGAGCTTATCGATAAAGACGGTTTAATGACT